GCCGTGGCGTGTTCTTCCAGGCCGTTGCCCCGGCTGCCGGTGTTATTGGCGTGTCCGATGTCTAAAGCGATATTCATTTGTTCAGGTATTGGTTGATAAGGTGATCTGGTACGTCGTATTCCGCGTAGGTGCTGTTAAGGTGCCATTCTTCGTGCTGGGCCTTGTAGGCTGAACGCTGCTTCCTGCTGGGCAGGATGTGCATTTCCTGCTTGCGTCCAGGAGTTTTAATGACGAGTAGGTAAAGGTATTGTTCCGGCATGGTTAATTAAGTTATAAACTATTTCCTGTAGAACTGGTTAGAACTTGTAAGAAAAACTTTACAGTTGGGGGTAGTCCCGTTTTTGGAGCTGTTGCTGGTGGTAATTCTCCAAATGCTGGAGACGAGTATCCATCGTCCGCAGAATCTCCGCCGTATGAGCCGCGTTGGTAGTCTGTTCCTTCACCACCTCGCGGAAATCCAGGTAGATGAACACGGCTATCACAAAACCGCCGAAAGTGACGATCTCGCGCGTATAATCACGGATCACTCCCAGATATTCCTTGAGGGGTTTGCACATGGCCTTACTTTTTAAGGGATTGAACGACGGGCGGCACGTCAGTGGTGGGCTGGGCCTGGCTGTAGGACAGGCGCCCCGGTTCCAGCACCACGCACGCGCCGTCCCTGCATATCTCCGTCCGCTCCGCAGTCACGTCTACGGAGTGCCCGCAGCCGGACAGGGACATTCCCCAGCCGCCAATGACGGCACCAGCAGCAACCGCTCCGGCTGCATACAGGGCCTTTTTCCACCAGCCGGTGGAGGTTTTGGCCTGTCCTGTGAGGTAATCCCGGACATCCCCCAGGGCATGCTTGCCGATAATGGGAAGGGCTTGTTCAGCGACAGCGAGCCATCCGTTCCGTTGAGCGGATGTCAGCCCTTCCCAAGAGAGGCAGGCTTCTTTCTGCTCTTTGACGTAGGCTATATACATTTCCTTGGCGATGGCCTCGGCATGATTGCATTGATTATTAGTAGTCATATGATTATGGTTGTTTATTGGTTGGTGTTAGTGAAGTGCTTAAAGAAAGCCACGGCAGCAAGGCTCGTGATCGTGAATTCCGGGTAGTCCGCCCGCGTGAATGTCCGGCGCCCTCCCTGGGCGTTGACAGCCTCAACGGTCAGCTCCACGGCGACAGTTGCAATTGGGGGGCTGTCTAAGTCATCACCGTGAGTTGTTACCTGCACCAGCCTCGCCCATACCTGGGAGGCTTGCCAGTCCTCGCCCATGCCCACCAGCGCGGCAACTACAGCCTGCATGGCCGGGGCTTGGTCAGCGGGA